ATGGTCCCTCATTGCCAAAGTCTTGATGCCATGTGTACATTCCTTGCTCTGACTCGTTGTAATTAGTAAGCTGAAGTTTTTCACCAAAACCTGTCAAATCAAACCTAAAAAAACTTGCATTTAAACTTGAAACAACATGAGCTAAATTTTCAAAAACCCAAGAATTTTCGTTGTTTTTACTTAACCAATTGAGTTTTGATCTTCTTATTTCAGAAATAGTTTCTCCGAGTTTTTGACCTCCTACTAACGCTTTTTGTGAGGCTTTCTTTGTTTGATCCTGTAACCAGTTCAATTGTTCTTCGTTAAAAGCACCCTCCCACCAAGCAAAAGGTTCTATTCGTTTAGTGTAAGGAGTCACTAAGTGTTCCATTAAACAAACCTCTTATTACAAGATAGTACAAAGTGAATAAACTTTGTTGGCGTTTGGACCTGATTGGGCGTAATCATGTGAGGCAACCAGCTATTAAAAAACATCATGGTACCGGGCTTAATGTTATTAAAGTGTACTTGAGGTGTTGCTAACGTAATTTCTTCGCTTGGCGAAGGCCACAGATCCGTCATTTTTTTTCCGGGTCTAGGGTCATCAAAAATAGGATACGATCCTCCTTCTGGTGTTTCTAAAAAATAAAAACCTGAAATCTGACTGTTTGCATGAACGTGCAAGAAGTTGCTCCCAGTACAAGCAAACTCCTGTCCCCACATACCTGATAAATAAAACTCATGTTCATCTGTAAAATAACCTTGTTCCTTTAAAATACTAACGCCTTTATCTTTAAAGTAAGACGCTAAATACCCAAGGTCAGGGTCATTCGCCATAGGACTAGTTTGTTTAACTATCGAAGGCTCCATTTGCTCATAATATTGTTGAGTATGTTTTAGTGTTTCTTTTACCCACTCCACACGTTCTTCTCGATAAATCAAAGAAGGAAAGTAAGCATAAGACTCCATTAGCTATTTACAAAAGTTTCTAGTTCTCCAGCCAACGTAGTCACTGTTGAAGAAGTAATGTCAGTCGCATCAGCCGCTGCTTGAGTACGACGATTTTCAACTAAAATTTCTTTAGCCATACGCAATGTTTCTAATTTATTTGCTTTTGACAAATTAGCTGAATTGACTGTGGTTCTCCCTGTTTCCATAGCAATGTGCATTTCTACTTGGGATTGCTGATCTGTTGTTAACGCCATTTCAATATTCCTTCTAGTGTATTAAATTACGATAAGTTTTTAGCAGGGAGTGTGACATACCACGTTGTACCATTGTCTGGTGAAAAGAAAAACCAAATATCAGTTGCTGAAGCAGTAGTTGTACGGCTCGGTACTGATCCTCCAGCATACTTAAATGTACCTCCAGCAAAGGCCAAAGTACGGTTAGGTGTGCCATCGTTAGTAAGAACCAATGTAAATGAAGTTGCCCTGCTGCTTACTGCATTCGGCGTAGCTAATGTAAGCGTGGCATTTCCGTTTAATGTTGCAGTAAAGACGTTGCTGTCATTACAATCTATGGTTTTAGCCGACCCTGTGTTACCCAATGCAGTAACTTTATCAGAAAATGTTCCACTGAAAAACTGATTAGAATCAAAAGGTATAACTGCGTTGCCAGCACTATCTTGTAAAGCTGTTGTGATTTTAGGCGTTGTAAGTGAAGGACTTGTATTAAAAACTAATGTCCCTGTGCCTGTTTCATCTGAAACTGCCGTTATCAAATTGGCAGAAGATGGTGTAGCAAGGAAAGCATCCAAGTTTGCGTTCAAGTCGCTTATTTGGCTCAGAGTGACTGAAGTCGCTGTGGGAGCAACAGCAGTCCATGCTGAACCTGTATACACCCTCATCTGGTTAGATGAGGTGTTAAATACAAGATTTCCTGCAACCTGCGCGTCGCCGTCTGGATCAGTAGCTGGATCGCTAGATTGAGCTCCTTGGTATTGATCGGTAAAGGTATCTAGTGTGTTAGCCGCAGAAGTCGCAGATCCAGCAGATGATGTAGCTGATGAGGCTGAGGACACGGCCGATGCAGCACTTTCTCCAGCCTTTGTGGTAGAAATTCCAGCCTGAGTGGTGCTAGTAGTCGCACTGGCAGCCGCAGCATTTTGAGAAACTAATGAGGCAGCAGCGGATACAGAGGCCTCGCCAGCTTTGGTTGTGGCAGTAGCAGCGTCTGTGCTTGAACTTGCGGCAGAATTTGAACTAGCAGTCGCGCTAACGGCCGCAGCATTTTGAGAAACTAATGCAGCCGCAGCAGAATTTGAACTAGCTGTAGCACTTCCAGCAGATGCTGTTGCTGAATTTGCACTGTTTGTTTCAGCAGTTTCGGCCCCTGTTTTTGCGCTTTCAGCAGCCGTTTGGGCTGTTTCTGCTCCTGTCTTGGCTGTTTCCGCTTGATTTTTTGCTACAACCGATGCGTCTTTAGCGACCACACTAGCGTCTTTTGCCACAACAGAAGCGTCTTTAGATGTTTCGGAAGCTGTCGCTGATGTCTGGCTAGAGGATGCTGAGGATGCGGCAGCAGTCGCGCTAACGGCCGAAGCACTAGCCGATGCAGCGGCAGCGGCTGACGTTCCAACCCAGTAAGTCGCATTTGAAGCAGGAACTTTATTTAAGTTTGAATTTTGTAATGACGTATAGAGAATGCCATCTGTACCCACGACATTCTCATGGATAGCGTAGGTCCGAGTAGGTAGCCAAGCAAACGCCAGAGATGCCCAAAAAGCTGTCTGAGTCGATGGATTTTTATTGGTGTTGCTGTTCTGTAAAGACTGATATTGCAAGGTTTCATAGGTCACTACACTGCCTATGCTATAGGTAATACCTGCGCTCCACTCTACTGAGTACAATAAAGTCCAGAATCCTGACGTAGTTGTAGGATTATTGTTCTGGTTAGCGTTAACAAGAGATCGATAGTAGACGTTATCAGAGCCCAATACGACAGCGTTAGCGGCATATATCCTGGTGGCAACCCAAGCGTCACCAAAGTTACTTGCTGTCTCTCCTACCGGGTCTCGGACAACTATCTGCACATCACTAGCGTTAGTTAGGATAGCTTTAGCGTTACCGTCAAAGAAGATATTAGGTTGCCGTCCAGCAGCCGTAAGTATGACCGGGTTAGTGTTAGGTATCGTGAAGTTAATGTCAGAAAAAGTAACCTTAGCCGTAGTGGTGCCTGACTCAAAAAAATACAGCTTACCAGCGGATAAAGGATCACCAGCATCGTCAAAGTATTGTGCGTTTATTTCACCAAATCTAGCCATTGTTTTGTCCTATATTCTAATCAAAGCTGTTAAGCAAATCTTTCATTGCCTTGAATTGGGCTTGTTCATTTATGCCACGCAACTTATCAACAGCGGCTTCGCCAAACTTCATTGCTAAGTCTGTTTTACCTCTAGGTAATGAGCTTTCAATAACACCGCCTAAGCTAGTTGATGCTTTAGTTCCAAATATTTTATCAAGCTCTATAGTGAATGCTGCTTGATTAATTAAATCATCATCAAAATCTGCACCATATTTTTTTGCTATAGTTTCCATCTCGTCTAAAGATGCCAATAAATTCCCTCGGCTTTGAATATTTGAATCAAGAGCTCTTAATTTTGTCCCTACACCAGTTATTGCTTGTGGGCTATCTAAATCAATAGTCCTGCCTACAGAGCCTCTAAAATTATCCATTGCATTAATAGTTTCAGCATATTTTGAATTAGCCTTGTCGTATCCTGAAAAATTTGCATCTAAAACTTCATCTAGCTCTCTTCTTAAATTTTTTACAACTCTTTCTGCTTCGCCAGATAAACCATCTACCATTTTTCCATGCGTTACTTGCTGATCAATAAATTGTTTAAACTTATGAACTTCAAAAGCCGTCATATCTCTAGGGCTTCTCATTCTTTTTACAATCAAATTTAATAATCTTTCGGCTCCTGCTAACTCTTCAATAGTAGAACCAGAAAAATTTAAAGTTAAATCGTCTTTAAAATTAATACCCATGTCTTTTAGGGAATTATTAAAATTATTAACAGGCTGGTCAAAATTAACATATTTATTTTTTAACACAGTCCTTGCGTATCTATCTAAACTTCTTCCAGCTTTTAAATTTTCTCTTTGTATTAATTTATATCTTTTAATAATAGATTCACCAGCTACATCAGTAGTTCTATTCAACATACTAAATCTTTTATTACCAGTTGCTTGCTCCATAATACCCAAAGAGCGCAACATATTTTTGCGATCTGCTGGACTTGCTTCTCTTATCATAGCCACCAAGCCTTCATCAAAACCCTGTCTTATCGCTTCTTTTTGCATTGGATTGACAACAGCTATTTTCCCAGATTCTGGAACAGAAAATCTATCTCTTGACTCAAGCCCTAATGCTTTTGGCCCAATAGGAGCAGACGTTGCCTCTTTCACCGGAGAATCTTCTAGCCTAAATTCAGCAGTGCTACTTTTTGTAGCTGGCATTCCACCACTCTCTATATCTATTCTTGCTTGAGATTGCGCTGAGGTTGGAATTAAAGGGCTAGGTTTAGTGCTTTTTGCTAAAGCAGAAGCTCCTAATCTTGTTGGAACCCCAACCCCTGCAATATTTGTTATAGCTTCAATATTTCTAGCGGCTCTTGGGTGCTCTTGAGAAAACTCTGACCACTCCTCAAGCCCTGACTGCAAAGCTCTCTTGCCCATTTGCATTAATTCTGTCTGACCAAGCATAGTGACAGCATCTACAATTCTATCTTCAATTACGTCAGGAGTTATAGCTGATAACCCTTGACCTGCTAAAGATAATCCCTCGCCAATCACATCACCATACTTTCCAGCAACTTGACCAGAGGCTTGCAATGAGGTTTCAGTTTTGCTTTGATCTCCTAAAAAATTTGCAAGAAATATATCTCTAGCTTTTTCACTACGCCTAGAGTCACCACCCATCATTTCCATTGCAGACCCAACACCTCTAACAATAGGACCAGCAACACCTTCTACAAATGTAGGTGATGTAGCCTTCTGAACTTCTGCCTTAATAAACTCCGGGCTAGAGCCAGCAGGAACTTGTAAAGTTGTTCCATCTGGAAGAGTGACTGTATCCATTAGTTCCATTCGCTATATTCCTATTACTATTTTATATCTATTATAACGCCATTAGCATCAACTGTTATGTCTCGCCCTCCTAACGGTACTCCTCCGTTATCTTCAGGGTTGCCATTCAGTGTATTTAGTTCATTTAAAGGATAAAAATTTTGTTGCAAATAACCATCCATATCTTGTATAGCAAATTCTCCAGACTCTCCCATCTGTTTACCTCTTAATTTTGCTCTATCAATATCTGACTGAGAATAACTGATAAGATCGTTCAATAAAGCTCTATTTACTACCGTTGATTGATTTTCATTTGCCTCTATACTAGCTAACAAATCACCCTCTCGTGCTGTAAAAGCAGCCCCAAAAGTAGGCTTTAATTGTTGTAGAACATTTTTACGCAAAATGTACGCAAGCCTTCCTTCATCGGCAGGAGTAATACCTAAAGCTCTTCTAAGTTTTATTCCTAAAGATGCTATTCCACCAGTTTCAACTACTTCTAATATTTTTAATGCGTCTTGAAGTCTTTGCATATTTCTTGCAGCTCTTATTCCTGTATCTAAAACGTCCTGATTCCTTATTTCTGTAGCGGATCCTCTGGCCTTTTCTGAGGCTATTTGCCCTGCTTCAACAATGCCAAACTCGTTTGCTTCATTTAATACGGTTCTTATTTCATTAGGGTCTGTTATTAAATTGCCTGTCCTGTCATATACTTTTTGTGGACCTATTCTTGGCTTTTCAATAAAAACTCCGTTGCCGAATGAAATAGTTTTAGACGCGCCCATTTGACTGTCAGCACCACCATAAAGCATAAATTCTCTACGATCTGCCGAACCTTTTTGCAAACCAGCAGCATCTGCTTGCATTTCCAATGCTCTAAATGTTTGAGGAACGTCACCGAAATAACCACTTTGTTGTCCCATAGCTACAGCGCGTTCCAAATCATCAGAGACAGCACCAAAACCGCCTGTCTGGAAGTCTTGCAAAGTATTTTCGCTCTCTGTTGAGTCTATACCCATCTGTCTTTCTAGCTGAATTCTGTCTTGCATTAAATCAATGAATCCTTGAGTGTCTCCACTTTGAGCCATTAGCAATCCAGCTTGAGCGTCCTGAGCAATAGTCTTAGCTAGAGCCTCGCGCATCTGCAACGACTGCATACCCTGAGCTTGTCTCATTTGATTTTCTTGCATTAACTGTTGCTCAAACTGTGGCAATCTTCCACCTACAGCAGCACCTAGAGCTCTAAATCTGTCACCCTGACTTATATCTCCGTATAGGCTTGGTCTTTGGTTAGTAGGCTGTTGATTTAACCCAGCCAGCCCCATAGCGGTCTGACCTACGTTTCTACCAACATCCATTGCTGTTTGACCAACACCGCTTAAAGCGTTTCTGATATCTTCTAATGCCATGATGACCTCTAGGTTATATTTGACATATTAGGATTTGTATACCCAGGAACACCTTGAGGATTTGTATACATGGGAACACCATAATTTTGAGGATTGTAATAATTATTTTGATTACCAAAAAATCCACCAAATCCTCCGGTCTGTGGACCAGTGTAAGTTCCAGACCCTAACATTGGCTGTTGTTGTTGCTGACCCATGTTTTGAGCCGTTCCATAAGCACTAAGTGCGTTAGATACTACTGCACCATAGTTAGGAACATTTATAGGAACAGGTGCCAAACCAGCCAAAGCCCCTCCGATGTTTTGAGCAGAACCCTGCATTGCGGCTCCAAAGCCTTGCTGTGACCTAGCCTCATTTAATGCAGCTTGATTGACTTGGTTGACTATATTACTTGTCTGACCGCCTATCATATTAGCTACGTCCTGACCCTGACCTGCGTAGATATTGCCTAGATCAGTAGCAGCCGCTCCGTATTGACTGGCTAACTGCTCACCGACCCTAGTCCTTCCTAGTGCTAGGTTTTGTCCTAAGTTTGATATGGCTTGTGCAGCAGGTAGCCCTGTCTGCATATTGTAAGAGCCTTGCTGCTGTGCGGCAGTAAGTCCACGCCCGGTCAACGCATTGAGATTAGCTATTTGATTCTGTAAGTCCCCGGAAGCTAGGCCAGTGTTAAATCTAGCAAGCTCTTTCATTACATTACCACCACCAGCACCACCTCTTGCAGCCGCTGTTCGTAGTGCAGCTTGCTCTCCCTGCTCCCTAAGAAACTGCATCTGTGGGCTTGCTTGGTAAGCCTCATCAAATTCTGCTTGGCCTAGAGCTCCAGACAATGCTTGTTGTTGCTGTAGTGCGTTAAGACCAGCCTGAGCATAAGGATTAACATCTTGCCTCGATGCTACGTTTAGCTGATTAAGCATACCAATGGCACCCTGAGCACCAGCTTTTCTTGCCATCTCTGAACCACGCAACCCAGTAGGTATCTCCGCTCCGGTGTTGTAGTTAGTTGTTGCAAATGCAGGTAGCTGAGCCTGAAATCCACCCATAGTTTGAGCAGCAACAGGTTGAGCAGCGGCAGTAGCGGCAGGTTGAGCAGCAGGAAGTGCAGCAGGTTGAGCGGCAGGTTGAGCGGCAGGTTGTGTGACAGGTTGAGCTGGTGCTTGTTCCACTGTACCACCTAGCGCAGTAGTCATATCAGGTAGGGCTTGACCAGCATAAGGATCGGCTATGGTAGGCACTTGACCAGCAGCTACCTCAGCCCTACGGCCCATCTCATCTTTAACTTGCTGCTCTGTTACACCAAACTGTTCGGCAACATCAGCTTCAGTCATAGCCCCAGAACTTATTGCATTAGCGACAGAGTCAACTTCTTGAGTTGTATAGCTACCGTCAGCAGGAATAGACTCTAAAGGAATATCAGGAACCTTGCTCACTGGCATACCTGCTTGAGCCTCAGCTATTTGAGCCTGATTGTAACTAAAGTCTGCCGCTAGATTTTGTTCTACTACAGCAGGAGCGACATCAAAGTGAGCAGCAATGTCTCCAGTGCTTGCTACACCTAAATTAATTAGCTTCTCAACCTTCCTAACTTCTTGTTCTGAGTATTCGCTCTTAGGCTCTATACCTGCAAGATTACTAATAACAATAGACTTAGGAACATTAAAATATTGAGCAACTTCTCCGACATTTACCGTTCCAGAGTTTAGTAAATCCGTAACAGCCTGGACCTCTTCTGGAGTGTACTTTGAAGGATCTGTTTTGAATGGGATGCTTTGTAAGTCTTGTAAGGCCATTATCCTTGCTCCCCACCCATTGCGTTAAAAATGTTTTGAACTTGTGTTGGACTAAAACCAGCAGCAGCAGTAGCTTGTCCTGTTGTAGTAGCCTGTCTGGCAGCAGCTTGCTGTATGTTCATTGGGCGATTCTCAGCCCTACCGTACTGATCGAAATGCCTAAGAGCAAATCCTTGTTTAGTTGCTAAAGTAGGGTCTCCTCCGATAGCTAAAGCGTCCTTGTTGGCTTCGTAATCAGCTAAAACATCCGGGTTAGCTGCGAGGTAGGCGTCTGGGTTAATAGGCGTAAGTCCTAGCTCTGCACCTTTAGTAAATTGAGGCACCTGCATCTGCTGAAATTGTAGGCTTTGTGGATCAGTAAGCCCAGATAGCTCTGAGTAGTTCACAGGGACGCTCTGAGGCTGTAAAGCACCATAGTTAATAGAATCGCCTAACAATGCGTTTCTTTGCCCCATAAGCCCTGCTAGAGCCGCCTGTTGAGCCATGTAATCACCACGCCTCATAGCTTCCATTTGAGGAGCGAATGTTTCACCTTGCAGTTCTAGCGTCTGATCTAGTGCTTTCTGTCTTATCTCCTGTGCTTGTTGATAGCTTGGAGTGATAGCCTCAATGCCAGCAAGCCCGAAGTCACGGATAAGATTCTCTGTCACTTTGCGCTGCTTTTCTTGCTTCTCAGTAATTTTCTTTTGGGTTTTTATGCCATATAAATCAGAACCTATTTGCGCTCCAGCCATCATTAACTCGAAAGACATACCTTTCTCCTAAACCGCTATCCAACCCTGTGAGCGATCTCCACCGATCTCAGGCTGCATTTTTCTGTATTGTATGGACCCGGCTCCACCATTGGAGTCTAGGTATAAACTAAATTGTCTGGCTTCTACTACTCCTTCCGGGCTACCTGTTCCAACTATTGGAATGCTTAAAGCAGCTTCTTGCGTAAACTGTCTGAACGGTTGTGCCATTGTACCATCGGCATCGACTATAGGCTGTCCTTGATTTAGCTTATAACTCATGCTGTAGCCTGTATATTACCAGTTAATTGTATTAATACTGGCTTTACTGGGTCACTGACCGTAAACCTAAACAACTCAAACCGACTAGCCCTTCCGTTCCTTCTCCAGATAGGTCTGTGTCTGTACTCGCCTATCTTACCAATACTTCTAAATCGAGTATCGGACCATGTTTTTCCGTTAATGCTTCGAGCCATACCAATTTGAGGATCTGGCGTGTTTGCGTCACCTACACCACTTTCAACAGTCATCTCTATGTCCGGGACCACAAACGATTCCATATTGTTCTGGAATGGCTGTGTGACTACAGTCCTCAGTATCTCAGTGCCGTATTCTGTATAGACATCTGGGTCCAAGTTACCTATCCGACCATCAATAGAATCACCAGCCCATATTAAATTATAAGCCCTAACTAGCGCATTGACCCTGTAGCCTCCTAAAGAGCCCTCTACGACCGATTTCCGTTCATGCCATCTCTTACTAATAGTATCGTAAACAAACGTGCTACCGGGCAGTGCGAAGCCTACAAAGTATGCTCCCTTCTGAGCGTAGGCCCATGAGTAGATTTCTGATATTTGGGTCTGAGTTAAATCATTTAGTTGATTGTCAATTGCAGTAGTAGATATCTTTGCAACGCTGTTACCATTCAATGCCCAAATCGCAGGTGATTCATTAGCACCAGCACCAATGTAAATAAACGTATCCTCGATAGACTGAATACTAAATGCGGCAGATATTCCCTTGCTTAAAAACAAGCCTGTTCTTTGAAATGGGAAGTCAGCACCACCAAGGTTCTGAAATGCTTCAATCGTCTGCGAACCACCGATAAATAATTGGTTTTTAAATACAATTGGAGCAACAATCTCATCCGGGTCTGATTCAGCAGTGCCAAAGTCTAGCGCGTTATAGGCTAGTCCATTGTTTAATGCAGAGATAATAAACTTCTTTGAGTCAGTCGTTAGGCAGAAGAATCCATCAATAAACACTACCTGTTGAGGATTACCGTTAGCCGTAAAGTCAGAATCTGTGATCTGCGTTAGTGTTGTATTGGCGTGAGTGTAGATATATCCACTGCCTCCCGGCACCAAAACCAACATTTGAGTGCCATTATCAGCCATTGAGACCCTTCCGGTTCCTGCTATAACGCCACGAGAAGACAGAGTGTAATCTGCTGCCATGCTGTACAAATGACCGCCTATTACAAAGTAAGGCACACCATTCATCTCGTGAGCACCACGACAACTATCTAGCAAACTTCCGCTGGCAACCTGAGTGAGTCCCGGAGTGCCGAATAAAGTCTCTTGATTAAGCGCAGGAGCCTGAACAATGTTTGGATAGAAATTAGTGCATTCTTGCGCTGAGATAGGCAGACTGTCGCTCTCATAGAATCCGTTCGCTATTGGCAGGATAACATTGGGCATTAATTAGATATTCCTAATATTGCGTCAGTTACAACTATATTATCTGTTCCACTCGCATTACCAACAAAGAGCTCGATGTAATCATTCTGAGAAACAGACACGTTAAAGAATGTTGAACAGTTAGCTGTCTGAGCAGTATCTACCTCTCTGACTATCTTACTGCCAGCTTCTACAGTGCCATTCTTTGCTATCTGTATAAATAAATCCTGATTATTAGCAGATGCAGGTTTAATCGTCGCTGAGACATGAACCGCAACTACGTTTGTAGCAGTCCCTGTGTACGTCAGCTTGCCTGTTGTATCTCCAGTGAAGGATGACTGTATACCTACAGTAAACGTGCCTCCAGCCTTAACAGGGACGTTCTGAGTAGATATTGTGGTAGCAGTAGAGTTGCCTTGTATATGGACCTGACCATAAGGCAATGCAACAGCAGCAATAGTAACGTGATTGCTAGTGGACGTTAGCTGAATGCCTGTACCAGCAACCAAACTAGCAATATCTGGCGTGGTGTCAGTAGTATTTAATAGTAATGGAGACCCGGTAGAGTCAGCAACGAAGTTATGTTGCAACTTCAGACCGTTCTCGGCTGAAACGCTAGAGAGCACTCCAGGACCGTTCTCTATGTTCCTAATCTTGTTGACCGACCCATCTATGTCCAAAACAGCAGTGCCTGAAGCTGCCCCGGTCTGTACGATAGTTCCGGTTACACCTAAGCCACTTACAAAATTTGAATAACTAATTTTAAAGTTAGTACCGTTTACAAAGTAGTCTACAAACGCGCCAGCATCAACCGTGGTCTTAGCTACAAACTGCGACTTTTTCCTTCCTTGCGCTCTATCAACCATTAGTATTAGTCTCCAAACCTATCGCACCTGTAGTTTCTGCCAATATATCTGCTTCAGAATCTGGATAAAAATGCCCAGAGTAAGTATAAAGTCTATCTTCGTTACCCGACCCGATTGGCAATGTAGAAGGCATTCTAGTCCTTCCCATAGTCTGTCCAATGGTCTGCATAGTAATGTAACCGTCCCTAGCAGCCTTGACTAATCCTTGAGAGATAACACCACTGTAGTCAGGAGCGACCTCAATAGCCATGTTAGCTATTAAACCTCGCAGAGCACCAGCCGGGATAGTTACCTCGTCACCTAAGTTAGATACCTCGGTGTAACCAAGCTGAACGCCTTGTGCGTCAAGCTGAGTCATATAATTATTCATTGAGAATATGAAGTCTTGATACTCGTCGGGCTCTAGCGGAGCCTCACTAGCCTGTACAAGTATTCTCTGTAAGGATGCCTTTGCAACTTGCGCTACAGTAGCCATTATTCATATGTCGCTTTAATCATTGACTTTTTGACCTTTCCAGCTTTTTTTGGTTTTGTGTTTTTATTTAATTCTGATTTGTGGAAAACCCTTACACTTGAGTTTGTATGCGTAGTTCCTGTGTGAACAGTGCCATCAGCCATAGTATGAGTTGGGCCGTTGTACTGCTTACCTGATGCTGTGAAATGTTGTACGCCTTTAGCCATTACAGACTCCTATTCGTATGTCGCGCCTTTTGCTGTCTTGGCACTCTGCTTAAAAGCCTTCTTAGTAGGAGCTCCGGGGCTGCCAACTTTTCTCATGCGTTCTGGTGTTCTACCAGCAGCTTTCTGTCTTTTAATTCTTTTTCTTTTTTTGTGGATGTTCTCATATAAACCACTCATTCAAACTTTGCTCCTTTCATTGACTTGCTACCCTTACACTTCCATCTCTTTCTTGAAAGCCTAAGAGGAGAGTTAGGGTCTTTAGCCGCTTTGGGAAAGTCTTTCATCTGACCCATTGACCTAGCGCAGTAAGCATCACCCTCGCTAGTACCCGGCTTAACGCGAGGGCCACCGTCTTTGGCCTTTCCAGCTTGCCCGTAGGAAACCTTCTTGCCAGAAGCAGTGACTTTTACTTTCGCTTTACCTTTGCTCGGTTTTGCCATATTTAAAAAAGGGCTCCGAAGAGCCCAATCTCAAGGGAGGTTATACACCGAACCCATGCCCAGCCATGAACGGATTAAACGTGGCATATGCAGGAAGTAAGTCGAAACGTACTTTCTGCGTATTAGCGTCACCGTCTGAGTATTTACTAACTCGGATAGACATGCCGTCTTCAGTAGTGGCAATCGTGTCAGTTGAATACAACTTCGGCAACTTAACAGTACCAATACCAAAAGCTTGCTTCATATAGAACAAGTTCGGCTGATAAGTAGTGGCAGAAGCAGAACAGATTGTAACAACCGCACCGTTAGCAGGAGCAGCGTCAACCGTATTGTACTGACCACCAGCCTCAAAGATAGCTGGGCCAGCTACTACTAGAGTACCTGCACCTGCACCACTTAAGGTAACGTCAGCAGTCACAACGCCTGTCCACGGAACCGCAGCACCATTCTCATCGATCATAGCAACACGAGAGTTGATGTTTAGACGGTTAACGTCAGCGATCTTAATCATATCGCCAGCCTTAACTACCATGTTTGCCTGTAGAGCAGTGACAGCGATGTTTTGCGTCATTGTGTCTTTAGCTGTGACATAAGTAGCGTCAGGAGCAGCACTTAGTGTACCTGCGCGGTCTGCACCAGTACCTGAAGTGAAAGTGTTTAAACTTTGAGAAGTCAACGCTCGAAGTCCACCAAAGTTGGCAGAAATCTGGCTGTTTTCCCACGCTGTACGAACAAGTTGGTCAGCAGCATTTAAGCCATTTTGCTTATCTGCAAGCTTAGTCGCTGTGAAAGGGTTCATCACATAATACTTATCGACTTCAGCCGGGACACCTACGCTATCGAGTAGCGCACCAGCACCAGCTATATCAGTCCAAGCATCAGCAAAGACACCGTGAGTACCATAGCGTAGCGAAGCGTTCTTCAACATATAACCACCAAGATCAGTCTCTAAGTCAGTTACAATTCTTCGAGCCATAGGCGCGAGGATCTGCTCTAACTGATCGAGCTCTAATGCTTCCTGGATGTTGGTGAACTCTGTAGCCACTGTGAAGTAAGGCTGTACTGTACCTGTTGCCTTACCTGCAATGATATCTGACTTAGTTTGACCAGTAAGGTCACCGCCAGCGGTTCGGATTGAGTTGTAGTCGTGAGGACGTTTAAAGTCTACGTTGGAGCCTGTAGATGGGCTGAATCGACCACTAAGAAGCTGTGTATCGACAGTTTTAGTTAATACTCGTGCGCTTTCAAACGCATTTAGGAAGACCCTCGCTAAGGGTCTGGTAATGTTACTTGATAGATTATTAGCCATTTCTGGATTACCTCATTCATTCAAAGATTGCTCCTTTCGGTGCCTTTGCAGAGGGAGCTTTACCTGCTCTCTCTGGCGTGTTCACCGGGTCTGGAGCCGCATTTACTTTAGGTTTAAGTGCAGATGCCTTTCCACGAACGTGTGTTGCTATCCTAGCTGCCGCCTGTGTAGGAGACATCGCCCGAAGATTATCCAATTCAGTAAAATTCTGACTGAGGTACTTGGTAATGACAGGTCCAAGATCATCTTCTAAAATATAGTTAATGACTTCTTGTGACATGCCATGCTGCACTGCGTTACCAGCAGCTTGCAGTTCCTCTGTCGAGATACCTAATTGAACGGATCTCTGGGTATAAGTAGCTACNNTNTCGTTAAAAAGCTCCTGCTCTTTATTTTGCTGCTCTTGATAAACCCTCTGGCGTTCCTGTTCACGGATACGCTGTTGAGTNTCATATGCAGCCTGTCTAGCTATGGCCTCATCTCTTAATCGCGCCTGTTGTTGAAAATCCGCTTCGCTTAACGCAAAAGGATCAGGCTCTTTCGGGACCGCTGGCCTCTGCTCTTTAGGAATCTGCTGCTCTAAGTTTTTAATTTTGTTATTTAAAGCTTCAAGTTCACGCTCTGATGCTCTGCGCTTACCTCTCTCCTTATAAATCTGTTCATTAAAAACTTTTTGCTGCTCTTCATTAAAAAGCGGTTCGGTTTGTTTCTCCTGAACCTCTTCAGTATCCGGTGATGATTCGGAGTCAGTCTCCTGACCTTCAGTTTCTACCTCTTCAAGCTCAACATCTTGAGCCTCATCAAGCGTATCGTCTGGTTCCATCGTTTTTACCTATGTAAATGCCTTAATGAGCGGTAAGGTTCCGTTGCTCCAGAAAAGCGTGGAGTGCGCTATGGTGTAAATATATCATAATTTTACAAAAAGCAATACTTTTGATAGTATTGACATATGAAATACAAACTTAAATCTAATTCAGCAAAAACTTGGTTTGATACCCTAACTACTGATCATAGTAATTTTGATATTGATACTTTAGATTATTTACTCGAATCAGATAATATTATTAATGAAGACAAGATTATCTTAAAAGATTATTTTAATACTTTTAAGGCTTAATCAATCCTTTTCTAATTAACTCATCTACCATTTCTCTAGTAATTATTCCGTGACCTCCGGGTAAAAACGCCTTCATTGTCGGAGAGTCCAACAATCCTCCAATCTCAAAATCTCTACCAGCATCTAATTGTTTCTGCCTAAAATCGTAAAAACCTGTATCCGCTGTTCCTCCTAATGGATTGAAGTTGAATATGTTTGCTTTGCCATTATCTTTTAGTGCTCCTAACGGCCTACCCTGTAGAGCCGCTGTATATGATGGATGATCGCTTTGTAAAAAACTTTTGTTTGCAACGGCAGTTGGGTCTAGCTCGTAAATCATATCTATATCACCAAATCTAGGGCTGAATTGTTTTGGGTCTGTAACAATAGCCCTTACTTGAGATTTGTTTAAAGAACCTGAATCTTTAGTTATTGCTCGGCTTTCTGATGAAAATTCGTCTAAAGCTTTTGTAACGCTTTTCCTTGCACCTCCAAGGTTTGCTAAATATTCTGGAGTAGCTTTATCAATGCCTATCCAATCTTTTATTGGTGCCAGTTCATTTGTTTTTGTTCCAGATCCTGTTCGTATTCTTTTATCTAATATTTTTTTATCTGCTTTACTCATAACTTTTTGAGCGTAAGGCACCATTATATCTGTGCTCATAGTCGCAAAGTCTGGGCTCTCTGGCCTCATACCAAAAGGTATAAATGCAACAGGTCTGTCTCCTAAAGCTTGAGCCGATTCTGCACGATTAAGCTGACCTTTTACTGCTCCAGGAGCAGAAGCAAAAGCTATGTTTCTTTTTAAATTTTCTGGCTGAAGACCAAAGTATTTACCTCCACGCATGACAGCATTTAATGGAACATTATTTACAGATGTCACTGTTTCTAAACCGCTACGGCTTGTATCGGACATACCTGTTATAAACGGCCTGTCTATTAAATCTTCCGCTGTGATTAATGGGGCTTGAGAGATAACAGGATCAGTCATCTCTACCGTCATTTCGTTTACAGACTTTGGGTCACCAATTCTTTGTAATAACTCTGTGTCTCTTGTTACTTCAGGAATTGGCCCACCAAAATTCCGCAAGGCTGATTCACCTTTCTTTAATCCTTTAGCAAGAAGATCACCAGCAATCGGGATGGTTCCTAGAGCAACAGCAGCACCATCGATACCCATGCCTAGCCTATCCCCGGAGCTTATGGACTGACGCAGATCTCCTACACCTACCGCATCACCGACTCCGGGTATGAAGTCCAGCGAGAACTCTGTAGCGTCTGATAGGTTTTCTAGCCCCTGCTTGTATCCACCACTAAAGCCAAAGTCATCAATAAATTCTCTCATTTTAGAACCAACCGATGCCCGGAAGTTAGGATTGAAAGGATTTACAGTGCTCTCAAACGGCTTCATGTCCTGACCAACATAGGTTGATCGTATTTGATCTTCAGTAAAGCCTCTTCTTTTGGCTTCATCCAAAGCTTCTTGTTGTGATATTTCTGGTAGCGGATTCTCTCTAGTGTATCCAGCTAAACTTTCAATATCTCTTAACGCACTAGCCACCGTTTGCTCTCCTAATAATATCTATATCAGGAATTGATCCTATCTGCCTCATTCTTTCCTCTTCAGCCATTTCGTTCATCTTGCGCTGGTTGTCTATCTCATCACCAAACGCTTTAGTATTAGTATGATCTATCGTGGCACCAGCCTTCTCAGCTTCTACCTGCGTCTTAATCCTGCTGGTTTGAGCATTAAAGACATCGACCTGATTCTTGGCCTGATCCGCAACCACATCGTTCTGTTCTCGTTGTGCGTCTAGCTGTATACGCATAGTGTCATTCACAACCTTCTGCTGTTCTACTTGGACCTTCATCAAGTCAGCTTGAGCCTTCATCTGTTCAGCTTGCGCTAGGACCATGTTTGGATCTGGTGCCTGTTGCTGTCCTTGTTCCATCTGCACTTTCATTTGATCGAGCTCATCTTGGGTCATCTGACTCTGTGGTATCAAACCCTGAGCTATCATTTGTACACGCTTACGCTCTGCGATCTGCGAGGCAGCAGGTGTATTAACGTTCTGTAACAACAGGTCTCCAGCTATCTGCATAAGACTTGGATCTACCTGAGCCAGCGCAGTTATTGATTCAACAGTCTCTTGCTGTCTGTTCCTAAAGCTAGGTCCAGCGCGACACACAACATCATAAGTACCTACGCTTAAGTCATTAACCGTCTTAACTTCCCCGGTCTCTTCATTTATGACCTTTTGATCCAATCTAACCATGTCATAAGACTCATCCTCACGTAGTATGCGAATAGTTCTCTGGGTATCGTACATCAAAGGTATAGCATCTTTTAAGATTCGCCCTGTAGCAGCTATGGCGATCTCTAAGCTCTTTGTGTACTTAAACGTAGAGTTGCTGCCCCGGTCTTGGAGCTCCTTAATCGCTATGCCTGACTGTGCGTTAGGGTTGTCTCCCATACTTGCGGCAAACATACCAGCGGTCTGACCGATCATGGACCTCATGGCTTCAGATATTGTTCTTAGCCCCGGATTGATCTGTGCTCCACCTTGCTGCTGCGGAGGTGCAGGTGACTCTGGGTCAACATTATAGAACTGTACTGGGTCTGCGTTAGTATTTAGAGTGCTTAATTTTTCTTCGTAACCTGCTGCTTGAGTAGCAGTAACCCAATACTTAGCGCGTGGTGCAAGAGCTCCTTCCTCAATCTCCCGTGACACTGAATAATTCATCACTCTNTGAGGGTCTAGTAGCTTCTCAACTACGCCCCAGTAAATTGTCTTNTTCTCAATAATCTTGTAATTAGCGTAAGTTGGAACTATGGGAATGCGGCAAAATACAGTAGGTTTCTTTTCTTCAAGGAAGTCTTTAGCATCAAAGTAGCGACTACATACATAATGCTTCTTGCGCGTCCTGCGTCTAACCTCTGTGACATCAAGTTTCGCTAAATCATCTACTATTTGCTTATAGTCATCGTCTACTTCATGGGTCTGACCATTAGACATCAAGACTAACTCTCTCTCCTCAGACTCAAGATAGAGAAACTCACCAACAACAACGACCTCAGCCTTATCGTAGTAAGCTTGACCGTCACGGTCATCTGATACGCTTTCCTTACTACCGTTAGGCCATCGTGCTTCATACTCATCTATCGCCATCGGATGTAAGCAAAANGCATATCTACTNTCTGACTTGTCTTGGAGCTCTGCGCTAGGATCAAACCAAACCCGGTCTACAAAGTTACCAATCTTCTCGATAGCAAGGTCTTGGTCAAACGAGTTGTCATCTATAAACTTCTGCACTATTCGCCAACCATCCATACCACCGACTATCATTCCTCTAGCCGCTTGAGAGTAGACCGTAGAAGCATTGCTCATAGCCTCGATGTTACGAATAATCCCATCATAGGTCATGGCTATGTCTTTTGTAGCCTTACCACCAGCAGGGCTTATCCGAACGTCAAAGTCAGATTGCTCTATCTCGGAGGCAACCTGATCCACTATTGGGTTTACCATATCAAAGGTATATCTTGGCTTCTCTGCATCTTTGTTTTGAGCAATAGCATACGGATCCCACATGCCGTCACGTTTGTTGATAAAGAGCATAGACTCTCGGAGCATCTCCCGGTTATCACAGTCTGCACTCTGGCAATTTGCCAATAACTTTATTACCGAATCGTGCGTACTGTAATCAGCTTTGTAAGATAAATCACTCTCTACAGAACCTCGGTCCTCTTCACCATCTTCATAATCAACCATTGTTTGCCCAACCAGTAAAATTAATTTCTAAGGGTTTTTTCTTCATTGCTGACGGCTTGTACATTGCCATCATTAAGCTATCGCCCATGTTTGGTGAAGGTATCTGGTACGGCTTCTTTGCCATGTCAATCTTAGACATAACCTGTAACCTTCCACTGTTGTTTCGCTTAATCGGAATACGACAAACCTCCGATCTCAATTGATCTAAAGCTTTAATGTCAGAGGATAAACTAATTTGATCCTCCGGGTCCACATATTCTCCTTTACTTACTGCTCGATATGTGGCTTCAAATCTGTCTCTAAGTCTCCACCAATACTGGCTACGCTTGTTAAAGAACGTATCCTTGTTGGTTTTTCCTCTTACGCTACCTCCAGAGATATACTGCATGTCTGGTTCTTCTACCGCTTCGGAGCCCTTAAACATGAAATACTCAATACCGTTCTTATGCTCTAGTGCTTGATCTACCTGACGCTTAAGAGATACACCAAGACCGTCGCAGTCCCAGACAAACCAGTCTGCATTGTCTGCTACCGCTTTATCTAAAGCCCAATCCATGCCCTCAGCAGCCTCACCAGTTACTTTTTCACAGACATCTAGCACCAGATTAGCGTGTCGTAGGGCGTATCCTTTACTGTCACCACCAGTATCTGATGGGTCATGTGATGCAATGATCGCTCCCTGCGGCTTCCAGTTTAGCTTTATATGAGCATCGATTGCAGCGTTAAACCACTCTACCGGGATAATAGAGTCCTCGTGCTCATCATAATACTCTCCCTCCCAGATATGCCGATACAAGGCAGGAGGCATCTTGTTTTTGTCATGCAAGCGTTCTTGCTCTAATACATTAGGGAATCCCGGATTGTCAGACCAGTTGATCCACACAATAGTATGCAGGTCATCTTCAAAGTAACCATCACGCCTGAGCTCTTTCTCAAATGGAACTATAAATCTTTGTGAAAATGGGTCAGCTACGCTTCGAGGGTTAGCAGCCATCCAGAGCTCTGATCCTGCTGTTCTCAAGGTAGGAGTCAACGCCTTGAGCGATTCGGCTGATATAGTCTGTCCTTCATCCAGAAAGACTCGATTAAAATCGTGGAATGACTTAACGCTTTCCGGGTTCCGGGCTAGACCCTTGAACTTAAAAACACTAATGCCTTGATAGAGTATTTCTTGCTGATTAACTTCAAAGCCAGTGAGATTAAGCCGCTGGATCTCAGCCTTGAGCAGTGCGTGGCTACTATCCAAGATACTGCTTTGGAACTCCCGGCAGCAAAGAGTCTTGATCCCTTCTGCTTGAGCAGCCCATAGGCACATATCAGCTATAGTCATGCTCTTACCTGAGCCTCGACCACCGATAGCTATCTTGTATCGCTTTGGTTTGACAAAACGCTTTAGCTTTCTTGGCATCTTAGCTACAGGCATAATTACTCATACTTAATTTTGTTTTTCTTTTTCTTCTTAGCTTTAGACATAGCTATGGCAATAGCTGTTTTTTGAGGCTTACCTGCCGCCATCTCGGTCCTGATGTTCTGGCTGATTGCAGCCTTACTGCTTCCCTTCTTCATCGGCATCATCATCTCCCATGATTTCCCAAGTCCAGTGAGTGTCAACTTCAATGGGACCACCACCATCTCCAACGTGCTCTGTCCTGCTCTTCTCTGTCCATCCCATCCTTTGAGATAGCCAAAGCTTCATGCTTGGATGGTCTCCTTCCATAGCCTTATCATACAGCTTTTCAACCATAGCGATACCTGCCCTAGTCTTACTACGGTTATAGACCTGAAAAACGTTTTTATCCCTTTTTAAAATTGCACGTAAGGTATTGTCATCTATACCAAAATACGCTGCTATCTGCTCGTGAGTTAATGAGGGTGCTATTTGTTCTAGCTCCTTGATTTCCTCTTCAGATAGGACTCTCTCTGGTCTACCCATTCACATTACCGCCTTAATTATTTCTGCTGCCGCTTGTGGGACAATCGCGTTACCTGCTCCCCTGAGTATGCCCACTCTATTGGGTATCCCATCAAGTAAAGGGAAAAGCGCGGATTCAACTGGGATGGGACGGTGCTTTCCGTCTCGGCAGTGGATAAGGGTTGAGCCTGACCACAAAGTTGAGCAGCTACGTCTAACGTGTCCACCGATAACTTGCCGTTGCGAATCCGACCGCCGATGTAACCGCCTTTGTGATCTCTGGTCGATGGTGTCGGCCACGCGCCTGGCTGTGAAGAAGAGTCTGTCCCTTTTGTGGTACGCACCGACAGCCCCAGATGGGAGTACACACGCTGCTGAGGCGTAACCTTCTTTCTCAAAGTCATTTTGTAGATCATCGAGCCATCCAAATTTGATAGCTGATGCAACTTGTTCTCCAAACACTGCTGGAGGATTGCGCTCTCTAATGAGATTAAAGAAGACAGGCCAGAGGTGTCGGCTATCGTCTTTTCCCTTACCTTTTCCAGCGACTGAGAAGGATTGACACGGAGGGCTTCCTGTCCAAACAGGTCGGCTTGAGTCCCACTGGGCAAGTTCGAGTGCTCTTGACCATCCACCGATTCCTGCAAAGAAATGGCATTGCGTGTAATCACTAAGTTCTCTTGCATGGACATCCACGATTGATCGCTCATCTACATCTCCATAAGGTATCAATTTATCTGAAATTAGTTGGTTTAACCACTTTGCGGCGAAAGGATCGAATTCATTATAATAATTCACAAATTCAACCCTTTTCTCAACTCATCTCTAGCTTTAGATACCTTATAAGCTTTGTAATCGCTATATCTAGGTTTTTCACCTCGATTGACTGCTGAGTCATAGATAGCAATGTACATATCGTCCTCTTCTTTGGTCTTTTTTAACAACCAATTATCGTCTGCGTCAAATTTTTGACGGTTCTGAAACAAAGAACTAGCTGACAGCCCTAAAGATTTTACCACACTATCACCTTTAGCACCGCAACTATGACAATGAAATAATATAACTTCTCCACCCTCAATACCTCGATTAGTTTTTACACTAATGCTCATGCTAGGGTTTTTATCATCATGGACCGGGCAACAAGCAACCCATCTATCAGTTCCTTTAGAACTTACCTTATCCAACCTATCTAAAACAGAATCATACCATTCCATCATTTACCCCATTTAGTCTTTGAATATCTAATATTTTTACTCGTGATCCAGCTAAGTACCTCAGTGGTAGGGTTGCACATAGACTGCTTTAGTCCATTTGGAGCACAAGACATAGCCTCAATATACTTATGATAAGCCCATCCTTTCTTGTAACCATGCTGATTGCCATACCATAATAAAGA